CACCATGCCGTTCCCGCTCGCGTCCGCCTGGTACACACAGCCCGAGGTATTACCGGCAGCAACCGTCCCGCTGTCGAAGCAGAACGACCAGTACATGTCGGCCACCCGCGTCGGCGTGACGTTCGGGTAGTGGCCATTGCTCGCCGTGTCCACCGTACCGCTCGCGTCCAGCGTGACGGTACCGAAGCCGGTCGCACTGTTGAATTCCTGCCAGGCGACACGGATGACTGGGCTGCCGGTATTAAATGTGATCGTCTGGGTCGCTGACGATGTCGACGATGGCTGCCCCTTGAAGATCGTCTGGACGCCCGCCTGAGCGGTAAAGGAGGTATGGGCGACCAGTACGGTCCAGGTAACGTTGGAGCCGGAGATTGCCGTTGCCCAGTCTGCGGACGTCTCGGACCATACCCCAAGGAGAATGAAGTCGCCGGCATTGGCGCTGTTCGGCGTGAGCGAGAAGCCGTTCGCCGTGGCGCTACCAATAGTGCCCTTGGCGGTGAAGATTGCTCCGCCCGTAACGCTGCCCGTCCCGGACATGGCCGGCCCTGCATGCGATAGGCTGCCGATGTTGGACGACGAGACGACCGCTGGCAGTACCTCGGCCGCGAAGCATCCAAACCCGAACACCGAGGCGGTGCTCAGGGTCCAGCCGTAGGTGGTCGAGGTAAGGCTGGACGTGAGAGCCGACGAGCGCCCGAGCACGCCGTGTGATCCGACGTTGTCGTCGTTCCACTCGCTGTCCGTCTGGGTGGTGCCCAGCGCGGTCGGCACCGGGTGGTTCGCGTTGTTTGGCGCGCCGAGGACGAACACCACGCTACCGATCTGCGTCGGCGTGAGCGAGACCTGGGTCGTGGTGATCGATACATTGCCATTGACGCTGTTATGCGCCCCGGCGTAGCTCGCGGCCTGGCCGCTTATCAGATAGGGCTGTATCAGACAGTCGGCGACTCCGCTGGTGTTGCTGCATGTGATGTGGACGGTCGTGCTGCCCGGTGCTGAAGAGTAGACAAAGTCGAATATGAGGAGGTAGCATCCTCCGTCCGAGTCCCCACCCTGCCCTGAGACGGTCGCCGTGTAGCTATTGCCATGGTTATCCGCACAGGTGAATGTCTCACCGAGTGTGTCCACCGCGTTGAGGTAGCTAGCGCAGACGCGGACTAGCTGGCCGGCCGCCGGGGAGAAGGTGGTGACGGAGGTAGCGACACCGCTGACGGCCGACACCTTGTCCGAGCTGACCGGAGATACCGACAGGGCCGTGGTCGTCCCGCTTGTTGCAGCCGGGACGACCTCCGCCGCAGCGATACAGTAGCCGAATGTGCTCGTCGGGCTCTGCGTCCACCCGACGGTAATCGAGCCAGGCTGGCCGGTGAGGCTGGTCGTATGCCCGGTAATGCCGTGGTCGCCCGCGTTGGTATCATTCCATTCAGAGTCTGTCGTGGTCCCAGAGACCGGCGTCATCGTCGAGTTGAACCCCGGCCCTGCCGCCATCATGATGTAGCTACCGGCCTGGCTATTCTGGACAACGATCTCGCAGGTGGATGCCGAAGAGGCCGCGTTCGCCGTAGCGACCGCTGCACTCGCCTGGCTTGCCGCCTGTCCGGTGATGATATACGGCTGGACCAGTACATCCGCTACGCCCGTATTGCTCGCGTCAATCACGAGCGTGATGGGTCCGGGCGAGGTGGTATACTGGAAGTCAAAGATTAGCGCGTAGGTGCTTCCGTACGCATCGGACTCGACTGCCGTTGGGGTGTAGTTGTTCCCCAGGTTGTCCGTGACGGTAAACGTGACGTTCGTCTCGTTGGTGTATGTCATCCATACAGCGGAGACGCGAACCATCGAGCCGGCCGGTGGGGTGAAGGCGGTCAGCGACTTACCGATGCCTGCTGTTGCACCGATTTGGTCAGAGCCAACCGCTCTAATAGACAGCAGGCTACTACCGCCGGGATTATTATTGCCGGATGTCCCGCCATTAAATGTTGGCGGGTTCCTCACCATGTGGCCCGTCGATGTAACGACAGAGTTACCGCCGCTGCCAGGAGCTGCATTGTTCCAGGCGTTCACCCGCGCGCACATCGTGGCGATGTTTCCCGCGCTCAGGGTGAAGGACCCCTCGTTCCACTGGGTGAACCCGTAGAGACCGGCATTCGCCATATCGTCAACCCACTGGGAGACGGTGTAGGTACCGAGGGTAATTCCGGTCTCTGCATTCCAGATCGGTCCGCTGGTGAGGCCCTTGATCTCGTTGACTGTGTTCTGGTTGAACGAGGCAAAGGTCTGGTTCTGCGAGTTGATGTACATGTCAGCCGCAGCCAGGTCGACGAACGACTGGCCCGGCCAGTACGGCGAGACGCTGCCAACGTCATTGTTGTTGGGGCACCAGACCCCCACGAGCAGGCTACCCATGATGTTCTTCATCAGGGTGTAGACGTGCTTCCATGTGGTTACCCACTGGGAGGCGCTGATGGCCTGAGATCCCCAGGGGTACCAGGAGCCGTTCATCTCATGCGCAAAGCACATGAGGACCTGATGGCCAGCATTATGCAGGTCAGTGGCCAGCTGGGTCAGGTAGGCGTCGCCCGCGCCGCTACCGATGGAGGCCATGCTCGGCGTTGAGCCGCCACCATAGGCGTTCCAGGGCTCGATGTTCAGGTACATAGCCACGCCGTGCGCGGCGCACAGGTCGTTGAATGCACCGAAGTAGGAGTACGGCGTGTTCCAGCCGATATACATCGACGAGCTCTTCAGGGGAGCAGCAGCGAACTTCTGCATCCCGGACCAGTCTGTGAAGTTGTCGTTCGCGGGGTCCCAGGCCCCGAAGTAGCAGGGATACTGTACTGCCATCAGATCCTCCTCGCCGCCGTACTCCTTGCCGAACTACTAGCTACGCCTCAGACTGGGTGATGCTGAAGGCGGAGCAGGTGACGACAGCGGTAGCCACGATGGAAAGAGTGGTCAGGTTCAGGTCTGCGCCCGAGGTGCCCACCGAGCCGGTAGCGAAGATCGAGGTGCCGTTGCTTTCGATCAGGGCGAAGTAGCCCGCCGTGCCGGTGTTGCCTGCGGTACCGGAGGTGATGGTGTTGGCCGTCGCCGTGACCGTGCCGGCGGACGCCGTGGCCGTAGCGAACGCCGTTGCGCCGAAGGTGAGCGTCACGAGCAGGGTGCCCGTCACCGCGCCGTTGATCGACGGCTGGGTGCCAGTGTAGACCCTCATGGTTCCGGAGTTCATGAGCGCCGTCATTGCGTTCATCCCGGTAATGCATGGCGTGTCGTAGAACAGTGGGTTGTTGGCATTGAACTCAAGGCCATGCTCGATCAGGAACCGACGCCAGCGGCCCGCCTCGCTTAGCCGCTGAGCCTGGAGCCGCGTCCGCTCCCTGATGACCTCGCGCCGGTACAGGTCGATCGCGCTGTCGTAAAACCGAGCGCTGCTCTTGTAATCGTTGAACCGGATGGTCATCACTATTCTCCTATCTGGGTGCGCCGGGGCGGGATGGTGATTCCACCCTGGCAGTCAATAAGCATTACCGGCGGGGGACAGTCGCATATGATGCCGTCGTCTTCCGGCTCTGGGTTCTGTACTTCTGCGAAGTTATCCATTGTTCCTCCCGAATGCCTTCTGTACGTTTCCGCCACCCTTGAGGCGGACCCACTCACGGATGGCCGTGACCATGAACTGCTCGAACGCAGACTGACCAGCCGAGTCGACGGTGAGCGCTATCTGTCCGCCTCCGCCGCCCCCGCCCATCTGGGACGCATAGCCGGGGGTGACGCCGTGCGGATAGACCTGGCTGCCCTGGGGCAGCTTCACGAACTCAGGACCGAGCTCACCAACCAGCGTCAGACCGCCGCGCATACCGCCCGCCGCAGCCGCGCCGACGATACCGCCCACCTTCCGGCCCTGGCTTGTCGAGCTCCCCAGGTTCTGCGTGTAGAACTGAGTCACTTCCTTCACGTACACCGTGCTCCCGTGCAGAGAGTTGATCAGCGCCTGGACCGCGTTCGTTGCGGCCTGGGCCTGCGAGGTGTCCGCCTTGATCGGGAGGGTCTTCCCGTGCATGCCGTTGATGGTATTCTGCAGAGCCGGGAGATCATGCTGCCAAAGCACCTCGGCCTGCTTCTGTGTGAGTCCGAGCGCCTGCTCGGCGAACGCGATGAACTGGCCGTGGGCGCTACTTACGCTGCCGGTCATCTTCTCGAACTGGACCATGACGTTCAGGGCCGACTTGGAGGTCTGGTTGCTCAGGAGGCCCGTCTGGTCGATTGCCTTGGCCAGTGCGTTCATCGGCCCGATGCCGCCCGAGGTCGTGAAGATGACCTGGGCCATGGCGTTGTCCAGCGTCTGCCCGAGCGCGGTGCTCAGGTTCTGTACGTCCTGGGTGAGGCCGGCCGAGTCCTTCGTCAGGGTGGTTGTGATGCCGTCCAGGCTCTTCATCGGATTCTGAACATTGCCGACCCACTGAGCCAGGGCCTTGAAGCTGTCGGCCCCCTGGTACCCTCCCTGCTGGGCGAGTGCGTATAGGATCGAGGTCATCTGAACGCTGTTCTTCGCTGCGGGCAGAAGAATGGCCAGGTAGTCCTTGTTCGCCTGGGTGAGCATCTGCGTGCCCTGGGTCCCGAGCCCGGCCGCCGAGGCCATTGTCGTCAGAGCGTTCATCTGTGTCTGAGCAGCCGCTGCTGCGGACAGCATACCCCCGCGTAGCGTAAGGCTCTGGTCGTTAAGGCCAGTCATCGTAGCGCCAGCCGCCTTGGCGTCGGTAGCCATAGCGCTCACGTCCTGGGCGAACGTGTTGAATGTGCTCGAGCCGCCGGACACCATCGTGAAGAACGCCGTCCACCCGGCGGTCAGATTCTGGATCCCGCTCTGCTGCTGCAGGTTGGCGAAGGTGATCGCATTGACCGAGTTGGCCAGGATGTTACCGGACACCGACATGTTCTGGTAGCCGGTGATGAGGTTCTTGACCTTCTGCTGCATCAGGTCGAAGCTGTCGCCGACCTTAACGCCCGCCAGGTCCATGAGCGCGAACGACTGCGCGAGCGAGAAGCCCTGCTGCTGTAGCTTGCCAGACTCCCGGTACAGGTTGCCCTGCTCCCCGACCAGCTTCTTGATCTCGGCGCTGTAGGCCGCCGCGTTGTTCTGAGCGATGTGGGTGGCCGCTGCATTCTTGTCGAACCCGGCGGAGACGGAATCGAAGAATCCCTTGAAGGCCGACGACCACTGCTGGAGCCCGAGGTCATGGATCGCATTCGCGAAGTGGCCGAAAGCAACGTCAGACTCCGAGCCCATCATCTGGATCGAGCCGGTCGTCGCATTGATATTCTGCAGCGCCTCAGGGGAGAAGGCACCCTTCATCGCCACCTGGTACCTGGCGATATCCTGGATCAGCGCGCCCATCGCATTGCTGGCGCTCATCTTGTTCAGCGCCGCGTTTGTCGCGTTGATATCGCCGCGCACCTGGTTGGTGGCCATGTTCCCCTGGACCGCCAGGTACGCGAACGCCGCGCCCAGAGCGATGACGCCGATCGTCAGATCAGCATAGGGGTTGCCGATATCGGCAATGTGGAATCCGTGACCGAGGACATCGCCAAGCCCCTTGAGGCCGGGCACTAGACCGACCAGCTTCCCGAGCACGCCCGCCGCCACGTTGCCCCAGAGGTACATGGAGTGCATTGCCAGGGCGGTGTACAGGATCGGGGTCGGCAGGCTGGTCACCACATCAAGCAGCTTAGTTCCTGCAACGAAAATGTTCATCAGGAAGTGGGCGGTGCCGGGGTCAGCCTTGACTAGATTATCGATCGCCCCGGCAACATTACCGAGGATCTGCTCGAACTGGTGCAGGAACTGGACGCCCGTTTCGAGGACCTTGCCGGTGCTCTGCTGAGAGCTACGCCAGAGGTCGAGCTTAGCGACAAGGTCGTCCAGGCCGGTAACGACCTCGCTCGCCGTGCGTGCCAGACCGCCCGCGCCCTGGCTGACGAAGTTCAGCGCACCGCCGTACGCCTCGATGGTCTGGGAGGACATGGCGCGAGCCATATCATCGAACTTGCCTGTTAGCGGCGGGATCTGCTGATCAAGTGACTGGTTGACGGTAGCGACAGCCTTGAGGTGGGTGTAGATATCCTGGGCTGTCGGGGCCATCGCCGCGAGGCCAATGGTGAGCGAGACGATCGCCGTACCGAGGGCAATGGCTGCCTCCATACCGCCGTCAAGGGCGATATGCCAGAGCTTGATCCCGCCGATGGAGGCGCTAAAGAATCCGTTCCAGCTCGTGAAGGCACGAACGGCTCCGCCGCCACCACCACCGCCGCTACCGCCACCCATGGCACCAAGGAATCCGCGAACGGAGGAGGTGGCCGAGGCAATCCCGCTACCGAAGGAGCGCAGGGAGTTCATGAACGCCCCGCCGATAGCCTGTCCGGTCCGGAGGAAGGCGGCCCCCATTGCCTGGAGGACCGCGACACTCAGACCGGCGTTGTACTCGGCCTTCTTGGACTCGTCCGCCATCTTGAGCATGCTCATCAGGAACGGGCTGAACGCCTGGTCGGTATGCGTCAGGTTGCTTCCGAGCGCCGCCGTGGCGTACCCCAGGCCAGAGGTGGCGTCCTCAGCCTTCTTTATGACCTCGACATCGCCCATCGTAGGGATGTTCTTGAAGTCGAAGTTGACAGGGATGTCAATGACGCTGCCGGTCTCCCCGACCTTGGGGATATTCTTGATGTCGATGTTTCCGGGGATGTCCAGCACCGGCATCGTCTGGCCATGCTGGATAAAGTCCTTGATGATGACGTTGGCTGGCAGATTTAGGATCGGCATGTGAGGTCCGACTACGCGCCCATAGTCAAACGTGATCGGTACATGCTCCGAGCCAATGTTGCCCAGCTTCGGCAGCTTGGCCATATCGAACTTGATCGGGATATCATAGGCGACGTGACCCAGCTTCGCGAACTGGGCGGAGAGGTCGGCCGGCGTTAGGTTGAAGTCGAGGACGTCCGAGATTCCGCTCTGGTTGATCAGCCGCTTGATCAGCTGGAGCTGCGTCATCAAACGTCCCGGCTGGACATCGATGTCAGCGAGGTCGGCGATACCGAGCGACTGAAGTTTCGACCGCAGGGCCATGAGGCCGGTGTTCAGATCCGGGATGTTGATCTTCCCGAAGCTGATGTCATCGGCCGCCTTCTTCAGCATCTCGATCTTCGCCAGCGCCTCGCCGACATCGAGGTTGAGCCGACGGTCACGGAAGGCGTCGTCCAGTGCCTTCTTCATCGCGGCAATGCGCGCCATGACCGACGCGAACGCAGGGCCAGACAGGTCGTGAGCGGTGATACGAATCTCTACTTCATTCGCCATCGTACCCTACCATCTCATCGTCTACTTCCCTGCTGCCCATTTTAATGATCCTCATCATCCGGAGGAACGTGACCGGCTGGTCCAGTATTCCGCCGTCGCGCGGCAGCTTACCGAACTGGTTGCAGAGCCCGACTACGAGCTCGGCGGACTCCAGCTCGGCAGGCTTTCTGACAACTTCTCCAGATCTAGTTGTTGCTCCTCCAAATTGTCTCCACCGGAGGAGCTGCTCTTCGAGGTTTTTGGGATAGACATCATTGCGAACTGCCAGGCTGAAATCAGGAGTTCGGCGAGGTTCTGATCGATCTTGTGCCAGCCCTCAAGAGTCAGCGGGACGGGCTCGCCCTCGGGGATCTCCATGTCCCAGGACTCGACATGCTCAAGGAACAGGCTGGCAACGCGGTCGTTCGCCGCCCGGACCTCGGAAGACGAGGAATGCTTTTCGTCAGACCATGAGAGCATGTCGTTCCACTCGCCGATTGTGCACGGCCTGGCCCGGACGGTCAGGCCGTGCAACGGCGTGTCCTCTTCGAACACTAGCTTGAAAACTGTTGACTTCGGTGTGAATCCCACTGTAGCCTCCGTTACAGTTGTAGGGGATGGTCAGGCGTGCGAGATCCAGGTCGGGACGGTACCGTCCGCGAGCGAGCCGGGAACCTGCCAGGTCAGCTCGCCCGTGTTGGCGCGGGTGATCTGGTAGTCGGTGAGCAGGCAGTTGGCGACCAGCGACGGCAGACCGGTCGTCGCGCCGACCGGGTCGATCTCCACCGAGCGCTGCACCGAGGTGCTCGTGACGGTCGAGAACACTGCGTGGCTGGTCGCCGTGTCCGGCGAAACCGCACCAGAAGAGTTCCACACGCCGTTGAGCGTCACCGTGTAGTCCGCGAGCAGGAGGATCCGCTCGTTGGCGAACTTGTTGACGCCGGTAACGTCCTGGGTGTTACGCGGCGTGGTGAACGAGTAGTTGGTCACGTCGTTGGTGATCGTCTGCGCGACCGAGGAAGCGTCCTGGACGATAATTACGCCACCAAGACCGCTAGTCTTTGCCATTGCGGATCATCCTCTCTGTACTGCTTCGGCAATGCCGATCTGGTGGGTGGCGAAATCGTCCACCCAATCCTCCGGTCTCTGGTGCAGGTAGCGCTTGGTAGCGCGCGGGTTTCCGCGCCAGTCGCCGCCGGACACGTAGTAGAACGGGGGACGTTCAAGGGGCACCCGGTGGCTGTCCCGCTTGAAGCAAGGGTTGCCGGGGCCATAGATGAGCTTCACCTCATACGGGCCAGTACGCTGCATTTGGTAGCGCCGGTCCTTATCGACCTTGGTCAGATAGTGAAGCTGCTTCTGTCCAAGCTCAGTGCTGAAGTCGCACGTCATGACGAACCCGTTTAGGAAGTCGGCACACTCGGCTTCTTCACAGTCCGCCCGCCGCCAGTGGCTTCGGAACGGAGCGGACATTGAGTAGGTCTTGTAGTACTCTGGCCCGAGGTCCGGCGCGAGCCGGGAGACCATCGTTTGCCCAAACGGCACCTGGACCATGTGTGCCATTACCAGTTCATCCCCTTCCCGAAAGCAAGAGCGAACCATACGAATCCGATGAGGATGCCGATCCCCAGCGTCGCTACGGCTACCAGGAGCCATCCCCACCAGGGCATTAGAACACCTTGCCAGCGACGAGGTTCCGAGTGAAGTGGACGGCGAACTGGGCGTAGGTAAAGGTGCCCGTCGTCACCACCTTGAGGAACTGGTTGATGGTCGTCGCGTTGGAAACCGCGACACGCTGCGACTTGTTCGGCGCGTTGAACGCGGAGGAGGTGAGCCCCGTGCTCGTGTAGGTACCGCCAACCGAGGTCGCATGCTGGATGTCGATGGTCACCGAGGTACCGACCAGGGCGACCAGCTGGAAGTATGCCTGGGCCCCGAACGCCGTCTGGGCTGTGTCCGTAAAGGCCGCACCCGTCGTCGCTACCGTGTCCGCCCGGAGACCGGCGGTTAGCTGGGTGCCCCACTCAACGCCGTAGCCGTCCGACTGAACCTCGACCTGCATGGTTAGCTGGCCGGTATTATCGCGGGTGCCATCGTAGCCGATCTGGACGCCCCAGCAGCTGGCGCAGGGGTTGCCAACCGCCGCTCCGTTGAAGTAAGTGGCGACTTCGTCGGTGGTCGGAAGGAGCTTTAGGGCATTGTGCTCGGTCAGAACCCCAACCCAGTTCCATGTCGGAGCCGCGCTGTAAGTGATTGAGATCGGCTGGCCGGCCGGAACAACGTAGGTACCAGCCGTTGTGCCAACCTGGACGTTATTCACCTTGACTGAGGTAAGGGTGCCGCCCGTGATCGTCACCAGCACGGGCCAGGCATTGGTGTTAACCTGGTTAACGGTTGTCGCCGGGACCGAGGGGGTGTTCGTTGTGCCCGTATTCTCGAACAGCGTGGTGAACTGAATCGATCCGTCACGCAGACCCGGAAGCCGCGCCTCAGCGAACTGCTTGATGGTCGTCGCCTCAAGGAGCGCCGTCGGTCCGCTGATCTTGTCGATGGAGGCGACGTCACCGCTCAGGTCGAAGCCCCCGATGTAGAAGTTGTCGCCCAGCCCCGATGACTTAGCCATAACGCCACCTGCTTAAATGCGTCGTTGATTACGATTGGGATATTGAGGGTCATGATCCGATACATGCGCCGGTCGATCTCCACGTAACCAGCCTGCGCACTGAGACCCTGAGCCCCCATGTTCGCCCCCTCGATTCCGAGGAGGTCGATATACCGTACATCAGCAGCGCCACCGAGGTCGAAGTCGGCGCTGAAGGCCGCCATCATGTCCGTTGTCGCCGCCATCACCTGCGGATCAATCATGTCATACGGCTGCTGGTTGAACGGTATGTAAATCCTCCCCTGGAACTGGACGAGAATCGATGTAGCCGCCAGGCCGCTTAGCCGAGCCGGTCGAATGATCTGAGCCCAGACGGCAAACACGATCCCGTTGCCCGGGGCTGACTTTGGCTCGTGGCCGTTGACCGAGTCAAACCGCCCGCTCGAGAGCGCATAGCTGACGATCTTATCAATCACCTGGTTGATCGCTGCATCATCGAAGTTCGCCTGCACTCGGGGGACGACCACATTCGCCGAGCTGGCCATCGCGAACGGGGAGCGCGCAATTGATCCGGTAGCACTATCGCTCGCCGGGGTGACCTCGACATCGACAAAGTAGTCGGAGCCATTGCCGGGCACATTGTACGTGTCGGGCCAGACCATTGACGTACCCTGATGGTACGAGGCCTGCCCTGGTGTGTCGGCCGTCGCCTCCGAGGGCGCGCTCAGCGGCCCAGCGGTAATACCGCTACTGCCGGCTCCACCACCGCCCCAGAAATTATTGACCGCGTTATTCCAGATCGTCCCCGTATTCGCGAACACGGCGACGCGGTAGCTGCCCGATGGAAGAACGACTCCGCTGTATGAAGCCGAGACCCAGCCGGACCCTGCCGCCCCGGACCAGGTTGGCGTAACAACGTGAGTCCCGGAGACGAACGCCTGGCTTGACTGGTTAAAGATACCGATCTCGGACGGAAGGACCGTTGCACCCGAGGGCGAGTAGAACCAGATGTTGTTCAGGTTGCAGGCCTGAGAGAGCTTGAACTCTGTCGCCAGCGTGAACGGCAGCGCCGAGTCCGAGAACATGTTCATCGGGAACGGCGTGTTCGGTCGGAGGCGGTAGCTCCCGCTGTAGTTAGCCGGGGCGGTGTCGCTTACCTGGAGGTCAATCCAGAAGTTAGACGAGCTCGACGAACCCTGGAGCGGGAGGGCCGCCGCCGGGTCGGTGCCTGTGGTGCCGAAGGAGCCCTGGGCGAACCCGAACGGAGCCGGGGCTGAGCCGCCGCCATCTGAGTAGGCCATGAGCGGCCCATTGGTGATGCCCGCAGCGTGAGGCTCGGCCGCGCCGAACTGGGCGCTTGTC